TATGGCGTCAAGAGGGTATTTCTGACGCTTCTCTGGACAGATTTCAGGTCTACTACGACGGTTTTTCTAACAGATTGGTGTATCCGATACGAGATATCAACGGAAACATCGTAAATGTGGGCGGTAGAACGATTGACCCTGATTGGAAAGAGAAGAAACAGCGCAAGTACACATACTTTTTCGGCTGGAACGGCAGCATTAACACCATTTATGGGCTTGCAGAGAACATGGAAAACATAAAAAGCAAGCGAGAGGTTATTATTTTCGAGGGTTGCAAGAGCGTTTTGCTTGCAGATACCTGGGGAATTGATAATACGGCGGCAATTCTTACTTCGCATCTGTCGAGTAATCAATTGATGATACTGGTTAAGTTAGGCGTGCGAGTAGTATTCGCTCTTGATAAGGAAGTAAGAATCCGCGATGACCACAACATACAAAAACTCAAGCGATACGTCAATGTTGATTACCTGTACGACTGGTCTGATATGCTCGACGAGAAAGACGCGCCGGTTGACAAGGGTTTGGAGGTTTTTAAGAAGCTGTATGGAAACAAACTTGCATATAGATGACATAGCGTCTGCATTAACAGAGCTGTCTGGCACGATATTCAAGGCGTCAACTAATATGGACGATTTGATATCTGCTATGTCAATCATTCAAAAGCTTAATGACGACGGCTTTGACGACTCCGAACTTGAAAACATCAGCTTCTTATATCCAGACTGTGAGGTGAGTTCTTGCTAGGGAGCATTTTTACAAAACTGTTTTACTGCCTCGAAGATGACGGTATTTATATTATAGACCCGATTACTGGGCGGGCAAATAGTTATGACGAAGTAATGCGTGAAATATATCCTAACCCATTTGAGGATGCCATAAGTACGGAAACAGCTCATATGATAACGACACTTAAAGGAGTCGCTAATGATGTTGGACGTCGTATAGAAGACATGTGGGAAGATATCGTTTTTGATGCTGCAAAAGAATACAGAGAGGAGCCAGGTATTCCGTTTTATAACAAGCAGAAAAGAATGGACTTAATACTTCATCACATCAAAAAGTCGGGTCATTTGTATTCGGGTAGAATAAAACGCGAAGATACCGACTTTGCAGACGAAGAGCTTTCAGATATGAGCATCCTATATCCTGATTTGAAGGTGGCAGATTGATAAACGATTATGGAATAGAACTTCCCAGGTTTTCTGTTGCTCTACGAGGTCTTTGCGGCGCTGGAGTATCTATACTCAACGGCAATGGAAGTTTCGAAAAGTTGTACAGCCTGTTTAGGAAGTTTGACGATGTAAGAAGAGCGAGGTTTGGCGTAGGTACAGAGGTTATTCGCGACATCTGTAGAGTAGAAGCTAGCGATGCATTGGATGGCTTCATTAAAGAGTCGACGGAGCTTAATCAAGACCCAGACCTTAGGTGGCATCGCCTTATAACAGAAACGGTTAGAAGGTTTTGTGTTGCAAATCCCAGCATACCAGTAGAATCTTGGCTCCACCTACGCCCAAACCCAAGTATAAACGCCTATCATAGAATGGCTTACTACAATTTTTTAGATATTTCAAGGCAGGTTGTTGCCGAAGAGTGCGGAAAGCTGTCGCACGATTTTACTGACGATAGTTCAGAAAGCTTGGACGAGTTCTTTGCGGAGCTTCAAACGATAACTGTATAGGAGGTGGTTTTATGGAGCAAACACAAATCTCTTCTTGGTTAAGTGATTTTGAAACCAAACTCTCATATGCTACAAACGATAGCGAGCACAATATTGCATATACAGATGCAATCCCGATTGGGGCAGACCTTGCTTCGTGTATGGCTGATTATTACATCCGTAATGGTAGTGCGTATTCGGCATCGTGCATACCCGCAGAAATAGCTCTCGATGCAACGAGGAAATATGCCGTCACAGCATCCGATATAACGAGTGCAATAAGACGCATGGAACTCGGGCGTAGACGCCAACTGAGTTTTGAGATGACCCCTTATGATAACGACACATATATAGAAGAAACTCCACATAACCTTGCACGCAGCGATACAAACGAAAGATACCTTTCATATCAGGCGAGAAGGAAAATCAAAGAGTCTCGAATGCGCGAAAGCTCGGACTTTACAAATACAGAGTCAGAGGCGCTTGACGAGTTCTTTGCTGGACTGGACGTTACAAAGGAGTGCTTAGATGCCGACTAGGAATGACGCTGTGTCTTGGTGGCGCCGTTCTCCTACTGACGGAAGTCTATGGTCAACTGGTGGAAGAGCTAAGTTTTATTATTGCGACGAATTCGACCCCCGCTTCGGTTATAATGCGGATTCCAGAGCTGATTTTGAATGTAGCGACTCCGAGGCTTTGGATGCATTCTTTAAGGAATTGGAGGTCGCGAGGTGATATGAGATAGATTCTTATATTATGTACCACTGCCATTCCGAAGATAGTCTGCTTGATAGCTGTACAAAAGCTCAAGACTATGTTGATTTAGCCGTCCGTGACGGGATGAAGGCTTTGTCAATTTCCGAGCACGGGAAACCGCTAAATTGGACTGAAAAGTGGGCTGCCTGTCAAAAGGCAGGCATTAGATATATTCATTCGGTCGAGATATATCTAACGGAAAATTTGCAGGAAAAAGTTCGTGACAATTATCACACTGTACTGATGGCGCGTAATATGGACGGGCTTAAAGAACTAAACAAACTGGTTAGTTTATCCTGTGATGAAGACCATTTTTATTACAACAACCGAATTTCCTTTGATGAATTTCTCGGGATTTCAGACAATATAATCTCCACAAGCGCTTGCTTGGCATCGCCGCTTAACAAGTTACCAGACGCACATCCACGATATATGGAGCTTGCCAAGAAGTATACATTTCTGGAAGTTCAAGCCCATAATCATCCAGAGCAGATTGAGTTTAACAAGAGGCTTTGGAAGTTATCCAAGAGAATCGGCACTCCGTTGATAGCAGGGACTGATACACACAGCTCAAGCAAATACAAAGCTCAATGTAGGTCGGCACTGTTAGGCGCAAAGCATAAGTCATACGGCGATGAAGATGCGTTTGATTTGTCGTACAAGACATACGACGAACTTGTCGCTATGTTTGAAACGCAGAATGCTTTGCCGGAATCTGAATATATGCAGGCAATCGAAAACACAAATAGGCTGTACGATATGACCGAGGATATCAAACTCGACACCTCGATTAAGTATCCTATTCTGTATGGTTCAAGAGAAGCTGACAACGCGAAATTTATTGAAACAGTAGAAACGAAGTTTCAGCAAAAGCTTGATGCTGGAATTATTCCAGAAGAACAACGCGAGGCTTTCAGAAACGCCATAGACGAGGAAATGCGCGTCTTCACAAAACTCAATATGACTGGGTTTATGCTGTCAATGTCAGAGCTTGTCTGTTGGTGCAAAGAACAAGGAATGGCAATCGGTACTGCCAGAGGTTCTGTCGGTGGTTCAAGAGTAGCTTATATTACTGATATTATAGACCTCAACCCGGAAGTTTGGCATACAGTTTTCTCAAGATTCTGTAATGAAGACCGTGAGGAAATCGGTGATATAGATATAGACTGCGTTGAGTCTGATAGACCAAGGATTTTCAAATACATAACACACCGTTTTGGAACGGATAAAACGGCACGAGTCGCATCGTTTGGTACGATGAGAGCGAAGGGCGTACTCGATGATGTGGGCAGATACTTATCTATAAAGTGGTGCGAAGCTCATAAAGTTGGTGAAAACGTAACTGACTTTTACGGAGCGAAGACCGTCAATGATATATATGATGGCGAAAACCCGTGGACTCTGCCTAAAATTGCGTCAATCAAAAAAGAGCTGTCTCCTGCGATAGATAATGCAGAAGCCAATGGTAAGAACGACGAGCATAAGAAACAGCTAATAATGGAATCAGAAGAGTATAAGAAACTCTCAAAGAGATATCCAGAGCTTTTCTATTACTTCGATGGTTTATTTGCAACGAAGATTTCTCAATCTGTTCATCCAGCAGGAATGGTTATCAGCCCGATTACACTTGATGATAACTACGGTGTTTTCAACAAGGACGGGGAAAACTGTCTTATGTTGGATATGGAAAATATTCATGATTATACGGGGCTCGCCAAGTACGATTTCCTGATTCTTAAAACGGTTCAGGTTATCAGAGATACGTGCGGGTATTTGAACGAACCATATCCAAAAACGCATGAGATTGATTGGTGGGACGAAGATGTTTGGGCAGATATGATAAAGAGCCCGTCTGGGCTGTTTCAGTTCGAAAGTGCATTTGCTTTCGACAGCCTGAAAAAATTCCAACCGCACAGTATCTTTGATATGTCGATGGTAACAGCGGCGATAAGACCTTCTGGCGCGTCGTATAGAGACCAGCTTCTTAAAAAGGTAAAGCATCACAATCCGTCTAAACTGATTGACGACCTCCTCAAAGAAAACCTTGGGTATTTAATATACCAAGAAGATATCATCGCCTTCTTGCAAGAAGTGTGTGGATTGTCTGGTAGTAGTGCGGATAACGTAAGGCGAGCGATAGGTCGTAAACAACGCGACAGACTCGAAAAAGCATTACCGGACATACTGAACGGATACTGTTCATTATCAGACAAACCCCGCGAAGAGGCTGAAGCCGAAGCAAAAGAATTCCTACAGATTATCGAAGACTCGTCTTCATATATGTTCGGCAAGAACCACAGTATTGCATACTGCTTGCTCGGTTATTTATGTGCGTACTATCGGTACTATCATCCGATTGAGTTTATCACATCGTTTTTGAACAATGCGGCAAACGAGGATGATATTCGAAACGGAACAGCATACGCTAACCGTGTGGGGATTATGGTTACAATGCCGAAGTGGGGTCTTTCAAAGAGCGAATACTTCTTTGATAAGGAACGTAACATCATTGCCAAAGGGTTAGCTTCTATAAAGTTTATGAGTGACGGTCTCGCAGAATCTCTTTATAACCTTGCGCACGCCAAACACTACAGTAGGTTTATAGAGGTGTTAAAGGATTTAGACAGAGAGACAACACTAAATACTCGCCAGCTTGACATCCTAATCAAAATAGACTTCTTCAGCGACTTTGGCAATCAGCGCGAACTTCTGCGCATAACCGATATGTACTACAATCTCTTCAACAAAGGACAAGCTAAGAAAATAGCCAAGTCAAAGGTTGACGGAACTCCGCTGGAGCCAATCGTATCGAAGTACGCTGTCGGTGTAACTAAATCTGGCGGCATTGCAAAGAGCTATACACTGCTTGACATCGACTCAATTCTTGCTGAAGCAGAAGACGCTGTTAAAGCGGCTAATCTGTCAGACCTCAGCGACATTCTCAAAGTGAGGAACTTCGCAGACGTTATGGGTTATGTTGGGTATGTCTCTGGCAAACAAGAGGATAGGCGAAAGCTCTACGTTCTCGATGTACTCCCTGCAAAACGTAAGAGGGATAAGGTGCAGTTCGGTTATTATGTCGTCACGAAGTCTATCGGAAGTGGCAAAGAGAGTATGTTCACTGTGTTTAACAGGGTTTATGACTTGAACCCAATACATAAAGGCGACATCATTTTCTGCGGTGGCTACGAGAGAGACGGTAAGTACTTTACACTTACAAGATATGAGAAGCTGTATTAGGAGCGATAGATGGAAGTACTTAATCACGATGCAATAGTTAATTCGCTGGAAAAGTGTAATGCGTTGCCGAGATACCAAGTTGGGTTTATATTTTCTAACGCAAGAGATGCAAACATATTCACACAAGATTTTTTGAATACTTTTCACGACGATGGGATTCCAGGGGTTACGCAAATCCAGAAGTTGCAAGGTGGCGGAAGGATTAATTTCAAAAGCGGTAGCACTATTTATATTATTCCGTACAGCCTTTTTTGTAAAGGCAGAAGATTGCACGATTTTTTCTGGGATGAAGCAATCGAAGAGAACCATCTATCAACTGTGTTAGAACAGTATAGACCTATGTTGGTTAGATATCACGGTATGCCAATTCCGGAAATCAAACACTGTGATTGGACTGATAATATAGAGTCGTCAGCGCTAGATGAATTCTTTGACTCGCTTGAAGTTGTTTCGTAGGAGGTCTAATTTGTTACACAGACTAAACAAAGCGTGGGCTAAGATTTTAGCTCGACGAACAAACGAAAAGATTATGTTCGTGTATTCAACGCTGCAAGAACTTCAGATGCTTACAGATGTCTTGAATACCACAGAAAAAGAAAGTGGAGCATTGCCTTCTGTGTGGATAACCCACAGATATGATATTGAAGGATATTTGTGCTGTGGTATAGATATGGAAATGTTTGATGACATTCTAATCTCAAACGATATCCACGATATGATGGTTTTAGACTATCTGAATCGGCACTGTAAGCGAAAATGCTGTTAAGCAAACTACGATTTTATAAAAGGGAGACTGATATATGAGTTGTACTTCAGGCACAGAGTATCGTGAAGTCGGCGCAAACATCCAGTTTATATTCGATAAGGACAATGCAACACGATGTAATAGGTGCGGGAAAACGCTTGATTTTTGGGATGTCCAAGAAGATTACTCGCTTCATAGACATCTCGGCTACGGCACCAAGTATGACGGGAGCAACCTTGATTTACAGCTCTGCTGCGATTGCATGGACAAGTTGATTGAGGAATGCGATATCTCACCCGTCTCTGATAATACATAACAAAGGCAGGGGTTATCATTGAAAGTAGAAGTGTTAAAACACCCCACAGAAGAGGATTGGTTACTTTGCAAGAAATGCACGTTAGTAACCGTGTCGAAAGATTCAGACAAACCGCCTACCGACGAATGGAAGGTTAAACTATTAAAAGCCAACCACTCGCCAATCAGAACATTACAGTTCTGCTTTAGGCTCTCAGATATTCCATCTTGGGTTTCAGTACATTTGGTTCGCCACGTCCACGCGACACCGTTTGTCTCAACCCAGAGAAATGACAGGCAAAGCAACTACGATAGGAGAAAGGCTCCGCAAGATGCTCCAGTAACAATGTGTTGGTATATGAGCGCCGAAGAGTTGATTACTGTCTCTCACAAAAGACTTTGTAGACTGGCAGCGCCAGAAACAAGGGAAGTTGTGCAAATGATTTGTGATGAGGCTGTCAAAGTTAATCCAGAGTTCAAAGGTCTGTTTGTTCCTAATTGCGCATATCGTGGCGGTTTGTGTGATGAATTCAACTGCTGTGGGTTGAATGAAAAGTACCGTGGTTTGGAATGCAAAGTCGGATAACTAATCCAGGTAGAATGAAGCAACTTGTTGACTTTAAAGGCTTGGGCGTTGACGGCTATATTTATCCAACCGATATAGACGGGCTTATTGAGTACAAAGATTCTGAGTACATAATCTTTGAGGTAAAGCTTAGCGGCGCAGAAGTCCCTATGGGACAAAGGCTGGCTTTACAAAGAATGGTGGATGATTTCACCAAAGTCGGTAAACAAGCCGTGGCGTTGATTTGTGAACACACGGTTTGGAATTCCGACAAACCCGTGGTAGCTGCCTGGTGTAAAGTTCGGGAGATTTACTATGGGGAAGAAAAGAAATGGAGAGCACCGACGAGCGAAATCACTGTTAGAGAGGCTGTCGATAGCTTCCAGAAATATTCTCGCTTGGCTCTCACAAATCAATAAAAGGAGGGTTGTTATGAAGGTAATTCTTATCTCAGGCAAAGCTCAACACGGCAAAGATACCGTGGCTGATATGATTTGCAGAAGGTTACGCGGGGATAATCATAAAGTACTTGTGACGCATTACGCAGACCTTCTCAAATTTATCTGTGCATACTACTTTGGCTGGGATGGTATTAAAGACGAGAACGGGAGACGATTGCTCCAGTATGTTGGCACTGATGTAGTGAGAGAAAAGAATCCGTCGTTATGGGTTGACTTTGTATCTACGATGCTGACGTATTTCAATGGCAACTGGGATTATGTTATTATTCCAGATTGTAGGTTTCCAAACGAAGTTTCAAGAATGGCGGAGCGTTTCGACACTGTGTATATAAGGGTCGAGCGACCAAACTTTGTCAGTAAGCTCACACCAGAACAGCTTGCTCACCCATCAGAAACGGCGCTGGACGATTACGAACCTGATTATCGTTTTATCAACGACTCAAGCAAGAGCGAATTGCTCGCCAAAGTATCATTGTGGATTAAGGAGAAATTGTATGGAGAAGGATAACGTTAAAGGATACTACGACATCGGTGATGATGTCGAACTCGCAGAAATCCTTATAGAGAACGGCATGGTTGACGAACTGTTTCGTCTGCAAGATTTAAAAAGGCGCAAGCTTTTCTTAAAAGAAGATATCAGCCAGTTCTCGGTATCAGAAATTGTAAGACACATCTTGCAATATAACGCAGAAGACAAGGGTATTGAACCAGAAAACAGAACGCCTATCCTTCTTTACCTTGTATCAAGAGGTGGCGAAATCGACGCCGGGTTTGAGTTAATCGACGTCATTCAAAGCAGCAAAACCCCTGTCTATACAATCAACACTGGATACCAGTATAGTATGGGCTTCCTGATTGGACTTGCGGGACATAAGAGATACGCTACTCCGAACGCCAAGTTCCTGTTGCACGACGGAGCAAGTTTCGTCTACAATTCAACGACCAAGGTAAAAGACCAGATGAAGTTCCAAGAGGAAGAAGAGGAGCGCCTGAAGCAGTATATTCTCTCTCGCAGTAAAATCACGTCGGAAGAGTATGATGCAAACCTGAGAGTTGAATGGTATCTCTATGCTGACACTGCAAAAGAGAAGGGCTTTGTTGATTATATCATCGGTCAAGATTGCGATGTTGATTCGGTGGTGTAAATGGCTACAGCAAAATCAAGGACAAAAAGTCAGTCATATAGTAATCCACCAGAAAAGTTAGAAGCGTTCCCATTTTACGGGTATGAGCTTGACGATGAACAACTTGAATTCGCGAATACAATCTGGAATAAGGACATTGATATCGTCTTTGTATGTGCTAAGGCAGGAACCGGCAAGACGACGGTCGCTACAGGAGTGGCAAATCTACTTGTGAAATACGGGTTTTATAATGGTATTGTATACATAATGTCTCCATACGGTGAACGCAAACAAGGGTGGCTCCCCGGAACTATTACAGAGAAAAGCTCTGTGTACTTCGAGGCTTTCTATCAGGCTCTTGTTAACTGCGACATCAATCCTGCGACATCAATCAACGATGATTCAATGGTTAACCAAAAGAATGGCAGTGGGTATATCACCTGTATCACAGATACATTTTTGAGAGGGTCTACGCTCGACAACGCTGTGGTAATAATTGACGAAGCCCAGAACTACACCACAGCTCAGCTCAAAAAGACTCTAACACGAATTGGCAATAACTCTAAGGTTATTGTTGTTGGGCATGATTTGCAATGCGATTTGGAAAACCCATCAAAGAGCGGATTTATAAAGTACTTAAACCACTTTGCCGACAAAGAACGTGCGGCTGTTTGTAAACTTACTACCAACCATCGTAGCTGGATTAGCCAATATGCAGATGAGTTGGAAGAATAGAGGTGAGATATGACAATACTTGTTGATGTCGATAACGTATTGGAAGACCTCAATGAAGCGTGGGTTAATTCGGTAAATAAAAAGTACGGAACAAATGTGTCGCCAAACGATATTGTGTCTTGGGATATTGAGCGGTTTTTTGACGGATTGTCAAGAACACAAGTCTTTTCGCCATTACACGATAAAAAGTTTTGGGAATCTATTAAGCCAATTGACGGTGCTCCAGAGTATCTGAAGAAGCTTGTTGATGATGGGCATCAGGTAGTTCTTGTTACTTCGTCTCACCCAGATACAATTCAATACAAATATCGGTTTATCATTAAATATTTCCCGTATATCTCATTCAAGGATATTATCTTTACATCTAAGAAGCAGATGGTTCGCGGAGATGTGATGATTGACGATGCTCCCCATAACCTTGAAGGAGGAGGGTACATAGGATTGCTTATGTACTCTCCCCATAACAGGGAATATGAAGCCGAAGAACATGGTTTTATCCGAGTAAGTAACTGGGAACAGATTTATAAAGTGATTAATGATATCGCTAGAAAGGAGTAACAATGCCTATTTTGTATTCTACTGGATGCCCAAGATGTAAGGTTCTCGAAAAGAAACTAGAAAGCAATGGTATAGCTTATGAAAAGAATAACTCAGTTGATGAAATGCTTGAGTTGGGAATATCAGAAGTGCCTGTGTTAAGTGTATATGGTCAATTGCTTAATTTTTCAGAAGCAGTCAATTGGATAAATAATCAATAAAGGGGAGTGAATAAATGAACATTAACATCGAACTGAAACGTAACTTTGTCAATGCATACAACAAGATGCAGAACGATTACGGCGAAGAGATGGCTACTATTAACGGGTTTGCAGCAAGGCAGTTAAGCTACACAGATTTCATAGACAACTTTATTGACTCTGATACCGTAGCAGATGCGTCCGTTGACGGCAACGCTAACGTTGGTCAAAAGGACATTGTCACGCTGATGAATGAGATGCCAAAACCACACCAGAAGTTACTTGCCTTTAACAAAATCTTCTATGAGATGAACAAGAAGTACGGTTTTAAGGCAGCAAATGACTGGCTGAAGAACGAATGGGACGGGCACTTGTACTTGCACGATGCAAACTCGTCATCGTTTGTACATTACTGCTTCGCGTATGACTTGAAGGATTTGGCTGAGAAGGGGCTCTTCTTCATTGAGAACTTTAACGCCGAACCGCCAAAACACCTGACGACATTTATTGATTTCGTCAAAGAATATGTCAGCTACGCATCTAATCGTAGCTCGGGTGAAACTGCGCCCGCTTGTCTCTTTTCCACGAATCAGTGGGGTTGCTATACAGCAGCTAACGGGGAAGGCTAAACGTGAGCTTAACGCAAGCTAATCCCGTGGGAATTATCAGTAAGGATATTTATGTCATTAAGAATGATGTCAATGATAAGCTTTATGTCGGTCAATCAAAGGATGTTAAGGAAAGATTTAGGAGCCATTGCAAGAAGAATAATACGGTTTCGCTTCTTGATGATGCAATCCAAGAGTATGGAAAAGAACATTTTTGGTATGAGATTCTTGAAGAACAAGTATCAGATGCAGATAACAGAGAAAAGTATTGGATTAAAAGATTGGGAACGCTTACCCCAAACGGATATAACATTATGGAAGGTGGCTCAGCACCACCGTGCTACTCTGGAGAAGACAACCACAATGCAGTAATATCAGATGTTGATGTAGACAAATTAATGTGGGACTTAGCAAACACAGACGAGTCTCTAAGCTGTCTCGGGCACAAGTACGGCATATCCAAAAGACAGGTGATGAGAATTAACGATGGAAGTAGCCGTAAAAAACCTAATGTTGATTACCCGATTAGAAAGGTTCCGAACGCCTGTGGCAAATTAACTGAGGAAGATGTAGATAAAATTATCCACCTCTTAAAATATACATACCGTTTTTACGGAGACATCGGGAGAGAGTTTGGCGTTGGCTCACACTCTATCCAATTTATAAACGATGGCATTACACATCGTCGGGACGATATCAATTATCCAATAAGGGACTGGAAAAGCAGCGGAGTTATTCTTTTCACATACGAGCAAGTAACAGAAATCATTGACAGACTTAAAAACACTGATATAAGCATAAATAAACTGGCAAAAGAGTATGGGGTTAACTCAAACTCAATATACAAGATAAACAGAGGTACTGCGAAAAAATATCGCAGGGAAGGGGTAAAATACCCTATTAGACCTTACTGATAAAGCCTGTAACGACTATCTCCGTTAAGGAGAGTAGGGGTGTTATTGATACGCACTTCGAAAGAGAGACCCCGTCATCGGAGGTGGCGGTAAAATATAGTCTACCTGCATTGAAAAATGCAGAGTCCAACGGCAGTTGGACTTCCAAACCTTATCCCGTATATGTATTATTTTTGGGATAGGGACGTAAAGAACAATTATTATACAGAAACACCTGAGAAATATGCAAAGCAGAACATACAGCGTCTCTGCTATGCGTTAAATCAACCATATACAAGAAACGGAATTCAATCTGCGTAAATGTTTGCGCCTATATCTGGTGACAGGTATAGCAAACTTTGTGAATTGCTGAAACATCTCTTGGAGATAATTAGCAGCCAAGCCTCTAAAGAGGAAGGTTCAGAGACTATCCCGAAAGGGAGTACACCGTAAGCTATTGGCGGTGGAAGTGCAAAGGAACTACAAATGTAGCTCGTGATATAGTCCGCTCTCTATGGCGACATAGAGCAGTCAATTTGACGGCAATGGTGTAGCGAACCATTGTGAACATAAAGGTTACAAACACTAGTGTTTTCGACCATCCGTATCTTGAAGCGCTGTTTGGTGGAGCAGAGTTCCCCGACGGAGCATTTATGATTGACGAAATTGAAGGTATTATGGATTTCCAGAAGATTTATCTGGAAACTATGTCCGAGATTCGTTCTCACAACATGATGACATTTCCAGTCAACTCCATCTCTTTGCTGAGACAGGGTGGGAAATTTATCGACGAAGAGTTTGCCAGATACGCCTGTGAACACAATCGCAAATGGAGCGATAGCAATCTGTTTATTGATTCCTCTGTCACAAGTTTGTCGAACTGTTGCAGGCTCAAGTCAAACATCGAAGACCTTGGGTATTTTAACTCTATCGGTGGCACTGCCCTCAAGGTTGGCTCTGTCAAAGTGAGCACTATAAACCTTGCAAGGATTGCTTTGGAGAGTAAGGACGAAGACGATTATATTAAGTCGCTTGAGCAGCTTGTATGGCTCGACCTGCAAGTTTTAGATTGCGTCAGAGATATTATTAAGCGCAATGTGGATAAGAACTTACTCAAGAATTTTACGCTTGGGCTAGTTGATTTCGAGCATCTCTATAATACAATCGGTTTTCTCGGTATTTACGAAACGATGAAAACGTTCGGTTATACACGAACTGATGAATTCGGCAATACATACTACACAGAAGAAGCAGAGAAGTTTGGTAAGAAAATTTTTGACGCCATCCATAACGTCAAAAACGAATTTATGAAAGGTGTCGATTACCAAGTTAACTGCGAGCAAATCCCGGGCGAAACAGCAGCGGCAAAGTTGATGAAAAAAGACAAGTTCTTCTTTCCCAGAAATACTGTAATAGACCTCCCGCTGTACGGTAATCAGTTCCTTCCTCTTGGAATTAAAGCGACGTTACAAGAGCGTATCAGAGTTGCGTCATTGTTTGACGGTTTTTGCAACGGCGGTAGCATTCTTCATATAAATATTGACGCACCGTTCAGCTCGCCTGAAGCTGCGTGGGATATGATGAATTATGTAGCCGACCAAGGCGTTACATATTTCGCGTTTAACACAAAAATCCAGGCATGTAAGCACAACCATGCGTTCTATGGAACTACTTGCCCGTACTGTGGAGAACCAGTTTATACAGAATATAGTCGTATAGTTGGGTTCTTTGTTCCGGTTGTATCTTATTCCAAAGAGAGGACTGCCGAATTCAAATTAAGAGAATGGGAGAATGTAAATGGAACAAGTGGGAAAGAAGCTCTTGGAGCTTGACGAAGACTTTATCGTAATCGCAATTCCGGCTAGCACTGTTGAGATAACGTTCAGTGCGAAGGTTTGGCATAATGGCGAAGTCATTACTGTTAAAAGAACGCTTCCGTTTGAAGAGGTAAAAGAAGCTTTCAAAGAGGCTGAAGAGGGATATATCCCATCAGATGCAGTTTTTGTGTTAAACCCCGATGCCCCTAAAAGCAAAGTAGAGCAGCTCGTTCAAACGTATTTAGACAGAGCAAAG